CAAAATGAAATTAAATGAAGGAACAAAGGTAAGCACAGATCTTAAGACGATTTTATCGATCGCAGCAGGTGTTGCTGTTGGTGTGTGGGCATATTTTGGCCTGCACGAAACGCTCAATACTCACGCCACAAAAATAGAGTTAATGCAGAAAGATTTAGAGCAAAATTCAGAGTTTAGAATTAAATATCCAAGAGGTGAGTTAGGTCAATCAGCTGGAGAAGCAGAACTTTTTATGATTGTAGAACACGTTAGTGGTTTATTAGAAGATGTAGAAGCAGAGATTAAGGGTATGAGAAATAATGCAGTTAATATAGAATTTTTAAAAAAAAGAACAGAGAAATTAACTGAAGACGTAGAAAAAATAATTAGAAACGGAAAGGATCATTAATGATAGAAACTGTGTTCGCACTAATCTTAACTCTTAACGGAAATATGATAGAGCACGTATATAAACCGAACCTCAGCGATTGTTTAAAATCAAAGCGCATCGCGCAGAACGAAGTAAATCCAGAGAGAGTTGTATTCACTTGTAAAAAAGTAGAAGCTCAAACAGAAGTATATATGGATAGAAAAAAAATAATTAAAATATTAAGATAATGGAACCCATTTGTTATATATTTTTAATGCTATGGTTAATGGGAGTATCTGATGTATGAAATACATTCTTATAATGATTATTTGCTCACAGGTTCAGAGCACCTGCTATCCTCCTGCAGTTTTAAAAAAAGAATTTAATTCCTCTTATGATTGTTTACAAGAAGGTTATATGGAATCACAAAAAATTTTAAAAGATCTTGGTGAAGACGCTGTTAATGAGATGAGCATCGTTGTAAAATTTACTTGTAAAGAGCAACAATCTAATACGATATGAAAAAGAATTTACTTGTTCATAAACATCTAATTATTAGAGCAGAAGCAAGTAAACCTCCTACAGATGAAGAACAATTAAAACGTTGGATGACTTCATTTATAAAATCTATAAATATGAAGGTTTTTATGGGGCCATATGTTAAATATTGTCATATGGAAGGTAATAGGGGGATAACTGCTATAGCTATCATCGAAACATCGCATATAGCAATGCATATTTGGGATGAGCCAAAACCTGCGTTGATGCAATTTGACGTATATTCTTGTGGAGACTTTAATGAGAAGGATATATGTAATACAATAATGAAAGAATTTGATATACATAAGATTGAGTATAAATATTTGAACAGAGAAACAGGTTTAAACGTTATTGATTAATTATGGCTTATCTTAATATTAACATTCCAACAATATATGCAAAAGTAAAAAAGGAGTATTTATATGATTTGGATCCTAAGTATAAAAAAGAAAGTATGGACTGCATTATCTTTGGCTTGGCGAGTCTTACGGGAAAATCCCTCTTATTTCATTGTATGTTACCAAACGGTGCGTGCTATTGGCGATTGCCTATCAGTGCGTTTTTCCAAAAATCGTATGATAGAGCCGAAGTGCCCGATATGTCGGTTGACGAGTTGGAACTGTGGAACTGCTTTAGTTACTACCCTAGTGTCACTGAATTTGATTTTCTTGGCGGGATGCGTGGTAAATTCTTAGGTAAAGATAAAAAATTTTATAAAGGAGAATATCTTTTTACAATTGATTGGGGTACACCTGAAGTAAATGAAATCGATACTGAACATTCTGAAATACCTCAAGAACACAAGTGTGCACATATATTGGAACTTGATAACGGTAATTATGCAGCTCAGCCTAATAATCGTATTCTGTGGAGCATTTCTAACTATACTACTGATAAATCTTGGCCAGACTATAAAGTACAACATACATATTGGACAGTCGAAAATAAAGATTGGGTTACAGAAGATACGGACAATATGTTTTACCAAATAGAGGAGAATAAAGATGAAACTAACAGCTAACATAACTCTTGATGAGTTAACTAAGTCACAAATAAGTGAAAGGAAGGGTATTAATAATAACCCTAATCCTGCACAAATAGAAAATCTAAAAGCACTAGCAGTAAACATTTTACAGCCGGTACGTTCTCATTTTGACAAACCACTGATCATATCTAGCGGATTCAGATGTGCTCAACTTTGTATTGAGATAGGTAGTTCAATTAATAGTCAGCACGTGGCAGACGATAATGCAGCAGCAGCGGACTTTGAGATACCTGGTGTGGATAATAGAGAACTGGCTCAGTGGATCAGATCAGAACTTGAATTTGATCAGCTTATTTTAGAATTTTACAAAGATAACGAACCAACATCGGGTTGGATACATTGTAGTTATTCAACAGAACAAAACAGAAATCAATCACTTAGAGCACAGAGGGTTGATGGTAAAGTAACTTACACACCTTGGTTACAATAGTTCATAGTCTTTGCGATAGTATTCTTTTATAAAAGGATAATACTTTTTATCTAAAGGATAGCGTTTGTGTAAGTCTCTATATGTGATAGCGCTTTTCGCATTTTGTTTAATTGTAAGTGAAATGTTAAATTTCTCTTTTAACCAATTTAAAAAATTAAATTTAAATTGATCTGCATATTTCCATATGTGAGTATCTTTATCTATAAAGCAGTGTTGAGGTAAAAACCAATTACTCGTTAACGTGCTATTCAGATTATCTAAATATTTGTTAAAATGTTTTTGACTTTGGAATACTTCTTCAGCATTGAACTCATAAAAATTAGATCCGGTACGCTCTGACATTGCTGATATAAATCTATCTATTGGATCTCTTATTACACAAAAATAAGGAACTTTGTTTTTATTGTATCTTCGATAATGTGGTTTATATAAATGAGGTATTTCTTTGTTTGTTGTTCTATCAATCTTAGTAAAGTCATCATATCTTAATTCATAACCGTTTTGTTTAAATAATGAATTTATATATCTACCTGCGGTTCTAGGTATATGGATAAAATATAAATAATCTATTTTATTTTTTGTTATTAATGCCATCTACCTAACATCATTGCAGTTGGTTTCTTAAAGTTTATCACGTATCTCTTCTAAAACCTTTTCATAGTTATAATCAGTTATAACGTAAGTAGCATTATTAGATAATTCAAACAATTGATTTGTATCATCATATCTTCCCGTTTTAATTGTATTCATCCAAACTGTAATATCATAGAAGTTTCTAAAACAATCGTAAGGACAAACAAAATCTGTAACACAATTTTTAATTGTGCTCTTATTAAGTTTTTCCATTCTGACAGCTTGATGTACTCTAGCCATTTTAGAAAAATTCCAATCATTATATATTTTACGTATTTCATCAGCATTGAAATAACAGCAATCCTTTTCTTTAATGAGTTCTTTAGAGAATGTAGTTTTGCCTGAACCAGGTAGACCAAATATAAGTATCTTCATATTGATTTAAATTTTATAATGGTATAGTATTTTATTATGGCAATATCAAGATCACAAATGACAAAACAAATTGAGACTCCTCCTCAAAAGAAAAAGTTTAAAAAGAAAAAAGATAAGAAAAAAGGTAAAAAATATATTATACCTTTTAAATGAAGCTTTGGAAATTTGATAAGTTTCTTAATGAAGAAACTGCAAACCACATAGAAAAGGAAATATCCACAGATGATTTTCCTTGGTACTATTTAAATAGTTCTTGTGCGGACGATGCAGATTTTTCAAAAAATAATATTATTGATAGTCCTATATTTTTTCATCTGCTTTATTCAAACGGAAAAAAATCACATTATTTTGATTTAGTTGAACCAATAGTAGAAGCCATAAACAAAACACATTTACCAATAAAAAAATTATTTAGGGTTAAGGCAAATATGACTTTGCCTAATATCAAAACTGTAACAGCTACAAACAAAGACACACATCAACCTATACATACAGATAGTTTAGAAAAAAATCATTACTCTCTAATTTATTATGTAAATGATTCAGATGGTTATAGTTATTTTTATGAAAATGATAAGATAATATACAGAAAAACTCCTTTAAAGAATAAGGCGGTTTTATTTCCATCTAACACAACACACGCAGGCAACACACCGTTTCAAACTCCTAAAAGGGTTCTATTTAATATCATTTACGAGGTATAGAAATTACATTCGGAAAATGATAAAATAATCGAGTTATAACAAAAGGCTTACTATGACAAAACTATGTCCAAGAGGCAAAGCGGCCGCTAAAAGAAAATTCAAGGTGTACCCAAGCGCCTATGCGAATGCCTATGCTTCAAAAATATGTGCAGGTAAGATTAAAGATCCTTCCGGTACAAAAAGAAAAGACTTTAGAGGACCTAAACCTGCAAATGAAGGAGCATTTTTTACGAAACCAGGAATGCAATCAAAAAAAGGTGCAGGGCCAAATAGATTTAAACCCACAAGAAAATTTGATAATACACTTCAAGAATATAAAGGTAAGTTTATAAAAGTTAATTTAGATGGAAAAGAAGTTTCAAATAAAAGCAAAGTAGATTATTACGGCGACTTATTAAAATGAGCGAAAAAAAAGGTATAGACGTTGGAGGCGGAATCACTCTAGATGATGATGAATTTGCAACTACTCCAGGTTTAGACTTTTCTATTTCAAAAAAAGGAACTTCAGTAGGTGCTAGAGTTCAAAAACCCATTAGTAAGATAGATAAAGAAAATATAAATAGTGCTATAGGTTTTGATATTAAAAAAGAAAATGAGGACTCTAGTTTTGGATTATCGGGTACTAAACAAGGCAAGTCAAAAAGATTAGAATTAAGATTTTCAAAGTCGTTTAAAAAGGGAGGATTAAAAGAATGGTTCAGACAAAAATGGGTAGATATTGGGAGCAAACGAAAAGATGGTTCCTATGCAAAGTGTGGCCGTTCGAAGTTAGCGGCGGATCGAAAACGAAAGTATCCAAAGTGCGTGCCTGCTGCCAAAGCAGCAAGGATGACAGACTCACAGAGGCGGAGTGCCGTTGCAAGAAAAAGAAGTAAACCACAAGGAGTAGGTGGTAAACCTACAAATGTGTCTACGTTTACTAAGAAATACTATGGTGGTATGATAGAAACATAAAATTTAGAAGGAGAAAACTATGTTAAAAAATCCAAAAAAAGCAGACCTTGATAAAGATGGAAAACTTTCATCTTATGAGAAAAAAAGAGGTATGGCTGTTGAAAAAAATATGAATGCCAAAACAGGCAAAATGATGAAAGCAGCATTAGGTGTTGCCGCTTTAGCGAGTAAAAAAGGTAGAGAGAAAGCAAAAAAAATAATGAAAGGTAAAACTAAATTAAGTCCAGCTATGAACTATTTAGGAAGAGATATGGGTGGAGAAATAAAAGGATATGGTCAAGCAAGGTCAAAAGGTATGGGCTTGCAAGATGAATCTGTACCAATGAAGGATAATTCTTACATCAAAGATTTAATTTAATGAACTATGGCAACATCAGGCACTACAACATTCGATTTAAATATCGATGATATAATTGAAGAAGCGTATGAGAGATGCGGTGTACGAACTAATAGTGGTAAAGATTTAAGATCAGCAAGAAGAAGCTTAAATTTACTTTTATCAGAGTGGGGAAACAGAGGTGTTCATCTTTGGAAAGTTACATTAAAGGAACAGCAACTAACTGCAGGCACAGCAACATATACAACTCCTGCAGATTGTAATGATGTTTTAGAAGCATACATTTCTACCAACACAGGTATTGGCACATCAATTACTGACGTAGCATTAACAAAGATAGATAGATCAGCTTATGCAGCTTTACCAAATAAAGGTTCAAGAGGACAACCTTCTCAATATTTTGTTAATAGACAAAAGACACCGACGGTAACTTTATATTTAACTCCTGATGCGAGCACTTACACTTACGTAAAATATTATTACATTGGTAGAATAGAAGACTCAGGAGCCTACACAAATCAAACGGATGTTGTTTATAGATTTTTACCTTGTATGTGTTCAGGCTTAGCATATTATTTATCATTAAAAAAAGCACCTCAGTTAACACAAGGTTTAAAATTATTTTATGAGGATGAATTACAAAGAGCATTAACTGAAGACGGACAAAGAACTTCAGTTTATATCTCACCTCAAACATTTTATGGAGATGGAGTTTAATGGCTTACGCAACAGGTAAAAGATCAAAAGCAATATCAGACAGATCAGGTATGGAGTTTCCATATAAAGAAATGATCAGAGAATGGAACGGTTCATTAGTTCATATTTCAGAGTATGAACCTAAGCATCCACAATTAGACCCTCCTTATCATAAAGCTGATGCAATTGCTTTAAAGAATCCAAGACCCGATGTAGATCCAGGTAGAAGTGCAATTGTAGATTTATCTCCTGATGCTTGGCCAGGTCAATTTACAGTAGTATCTTTTACTGTAACCGTAGAAGGAGTTCAAACTCAATTACCTTCTCAACAACCATCAATAACACCAAGTGAGATGAATAAGACAAGACAAATAAATTCATCAGTTGGTGAACTAACAGTGAGTATAACATAATGGCTATAACATATTCAGCATTGATAACTAAAATAAGAAACTACACAGAAGTAGATTCTAATGTGTTAACAGATGCAATAGTAGATGATTTCATATTAGACGCTGAGTCTAAAATTTATAGAGCTATTGATGGCGACTATAATAGAAAGTTTGTTACCGCAGTTTTTCAAGCTAATAACAGATATTTATTATTACCAACTGATTTACAGGTAGTAAGATCTATACAACATATTTCTAGTGGTGGAGAAAGAACTTTCTTAGAGAAGAGAGATGTTTCTTTTATAAGTGAGTTCAATCCAACAGAAGCTACAGGCACACCTAAATATTATGCTATGTGGCAAAAAACAGACGGCAATCAATATGCATTGGTGGCACCAACTCCGGCTTCTGCTGACTCTGCACAATTAAATTATATTAAATATCCGGAACATTTATTTAGTTCAGATGATGCCGCGTCTGTACCTAACAAAAAAACATCAACTTATTTAAGTACAAAAGCACCTGATTTATTATTTTTGGGCACTATGATGGAAGCTCTGACTTTTCTTAAAAGTCCTGATACTCTGTACAACACGTACCAAAACAGATATAATCAAGAAATACAAGCCTTTGGTCTCGAGCAAATGGGTCGAAGACGAAGAGGTGAATATACAGATGGCGTACCGAGAGTTCAAGTCGGTTCTCCATCACCATAAATTTAAAGGAGAAACAAAATGGCAATAACACAAGCAGTCTGCAGTTCTTTCAAAAGAGAATTGTTAGGAGGAACGCATAATTTTAACAACGGTGGCGACGTATTTAAAGTCGCTCTATACACTTCACAAGCAACATTAAGTGCAGCTACAACTTCATACACAACAGGTAACGAAGTTTCTGCATCAGGAACATACGTAGCCAAAGGTGGCGTATTAGCAGGACAAACAACTTCTTTGTCAGCAACAGTTGCGATAGTAGATTTTGCAAACAGATCTTTTACAGGTGTTACATTAACCGCTAGAGGTGCGTTAATTTACAATTCTACAGATGCAAGAAAAGCAGTAGCTGTATTAGACTTCGGAGCAGATAAAACTGCAACTTCAGGAACTTTCACTATTCAGTTTCCAAACTATACGAGGGCTGCAGCAATATTAAGAATCGCATAATAAAAGGAACCTGATGCTATGGCTGATAAAATCTATACAGTTACCGTAGCATCGGGTAACCTTTATGGCGGAGGCACAGGCAACGTCTTTTATCTAGACGGTGTAAGAAATTCTACAGGGCCAGGTACTATTCAATGGGTTCAAGGCGCTACTTTACGTTTTGATCAAAGTGAAGGTACAAACGATAATCATCCTTTAATATTTTCAAATAATTCCAATACTACCGGAATAATTTCTTCCGGAATAACTTACTATTTAGATGGCGCAAGCAATCAAGCTAATTACACCAACACCACAACTTTCAATGCCGCTACAACAAGATATATTGAAATCACTCCTTCTTCTACAACAGACCTTTACTATATGTGTTGGGTTCACGGTCTTGGGATGGGTGGTATTTTTGATATCACAATAAACACTTGGGGCTCTGCAGGATGGGGAAATAACTCTTGGGAAAGTTTAACTAGTTTAATAGATGTATCAGGACAGCAAGTAGCATTATCTGTCGGTGATTCAGCAGCTACACCTTCTACAGGATTTGGTGCAGGCTTTTGGGGCTTCGGTGAGTTTGGTAGATTACAAAACCAAGCAGGAATACTAACAGGAGTTGCTGTTAATACAACGGTAGCCTCTGTATCAATTACAACTGAAATAAATGCAGGATATGGAGCCAATACTTGGGGCTTCACAAATTGGGGTGCAGTAGGAGACGCTGCACCAACAGGTTTAAGTTTATCTTCAACTTTAGCGGACGTAACCATTACAACAAGCGTAACTCAAGGTTGGTCAAGAGGCCCTTGGGGCGAACAAGTTTGGGGTGATTCAAACGAAGCAGGATCTGCCACAGGACAAGCCTTAGCAACCACTCTCGCATCTGTAACAATTGATGGAGAAATAAATGAAGGTTGGGGTAGACTTACTTGGGGTGCTGATGCTTGGGGTATTGCCGCAGATACTTTAGCAACAGGTCAAAGTTTAACCTCAACAATAGGCACAGTATCCGTTGGTGCAGAGGTAAACGCAGGTTGGGGTAGACTTACTTGGGGCGAAAACGATTGGGGTGCAGCTACTTTATCACAAACTGTAAGTCCTACAGGTGTATCAATGGCGACTTCTTTAGGAAGTGAAATTGCATCTATTGATATTACTGCTAACGTTCAATCAGAATTTAATCCAGGTTTTGGTTCTGTAATTGGATGGGGACAACAACTATGGGGAACTGCTGTAGTAAACATACAAATGTCTACGGCTCAAGGTACAGTAGATGCAGACCCCGATGCAGAGTTTTCAGGCCAACAATTAGCAACTGCTATTGGATCTGTGGCTATTACAGGAACTGCAACAATAGATGTAACAGGACAATTATTAGATATTCAGGATGGCGCAGGTACAGGCGAAGCTGTAACTTTAGTTGATGTTTCAGGCCAACAATTAGCAACTGCAGTTAGAAGTGCTGTAGCGGGTGCTTCAGCAGAGGCAGTATTGACAGGCATACAACTCAACACTACAATTGGAGTTGAGAGCATAAATTCTTGGAACGAAATCGATCCAAACAATAGTGCAGTGTGGACAGAGATTGCTGCATAAAGTAAAATAAATTAAGGAGAAAAAATTATGGCATCATCATATTCGTCTTTAGGTGTTGAATTAATGGCAACTGGAGAAAATTCAGGTACGTGGGGTGATAAAACAAACACCAACCTTAACCTTATGCAACAAATTGCATCAGGCTATGTCGCAAAATCAATAGCAGGCGGAGCACAAACAACAGCTTTAACTGTCACTAACGGTAACACAGGATCAGAAGTAGCAACTCAAATAATTGAATTAACAGGAACAATTACAGGGAACCAAATTGTAACTATCCCTGATTCAGTTGAAATGAGATACATTGTAAAAAATTCTACATCAGGGGCATTTACAGTACAATTTAAAACAGCATCAGGCACAGGAACAACTTTTGCAACGACTGATAAAAGTCACAAGTTCTTGTACTCTAATGGTACAAACGTAATTGATATAATGGGAGATTCTTCCGATATACAATTAGCAACACAAAATTTGTTAAAGTTTGGAGACGCAGACGACTCACACTTCGTTGCTTTAAAAGCACCGGCTACAGTTGCATCAAGCGTAACTTTTACTTTACCAAACGCTGACGCAGCAGTTTCAGGCTATGCATTAGTTTCAAATGCAGCAGGAGTCTTAAGTTGGGCGCAAGCGGGAATAACAACTGGTAAAGCTATTGCAATGGCTTTAGTTTTTGGATAATTTAATAATAAGGAGATAAAAAATGGCAGCACCAAATCTAGTAAACGTAGTAACAATTACAGGTAAAACTGATACCTTTACGTTAACAAATACGTTAACGACTTCATTAGTAATTAATGCGGCAGGATCAGATAATGTTTTGAAAATAAACAGTATTGTAGCAGCGAACACAACAACAGCTACAAAAACAGTTACATTAGCAATCGACGACAGTAGTAATACAAGAAAGATCGCTAACGGAATATCTGTACCTGCAAACTCTGCATTGGTAATCACTGATAAAAACTCAGGCTTCTACTTAGAAGAAGGAGATACTTTAGAAGGTGGCTCTAATGAAGCAAGTAAAATTGACGTTACAGTAGGTTACGAAATTTTAACTGACTAATAGAAGGTTATAATGAGAGGAATAAACGGTAGTTTAATTGGCCCTGCAAATGTACCTAATGGCACTTTAGCTATAGGTGTTTGGACTCTAACTGAACAGTTTGAGTTTAAGGTACAAGGTGTATGGCCTACATAATAGGAGAATAGATGGCACACTTTGCTGAGTTGGACGAAAACAATAAAGTGCTGAACGTGTTAGTAGTATCTAACAAAGTTGCAGTAGAAGACGGTTCTGTGCAAGCTGAGAACTGGTGTAACGCTCATCTACCGAAAACTAAAGAAGGAACGACTTGGAAACAAACTTCTTACAACGCAAAATTTAGAAGAAGATTTGCAGGAAAAGGTTGTATTTACGATCCTTCAAGAGATATTTTCATTTTACCTAAACCATATCCTTCTTGGGTTGAAGATTTAGACAACGTAGGTGATTGGAAAGCACCTGTTGAGTGGACAAGAGGACTTGATGATAGTGGTTATCCTGTTGACGATACTCAACCTGAAATGGCAGTTGAGTGGAATGAAGCTGAAGGTAACTTTGAAGGTTTTGAATATAATTTAACAACTTCTACTAAAACAGGTAATGAGTTTTGGTGGAATAGTACAACTAACCAATGGGACGCGAAATAATATGCCAAGAGGAACATTAAACGCTGGATTAACGGGGCCAACTGCAACATACTCGTTTGGAAAAATTTCAACAATCAAAACTACACAGCCTGCTTTTAAAGTACAACCAGGAACTGCTAATGCAAATATTTTAGTTGTTGCCGGTGGCGGCGGCGGAGCGCCTGGCGGCGGTGGGGGAGCTGGCGGGTTTTTACAACATCCTAACTCTCCAGTTAGTGCATCATCTTCTTATACAGTTACAGTTGGAGCAGGATCTACATCCACTTCAAGAAATACCGGTAACGCAGGAAACTCACAATTTGGAACTTTGACAGCCTCTACAGGTGGTGGTCAAGGTGGAGACCAAGGCCCTCACAATAATAATCCAGGAACCTCAGGTGGATCAGGCGGCGGTGGATCGGGAGGAAACTCTCCAAGTGGATCCGGTGGATCAGGAACAGGCGGCCAAGGAAATTCAGGTGGGGCTGGCGGCCGAAATGGAATTTATATGACCGGCGGTGGAGGCGGGGGTGCTTCTGCGAGTGGTCAATCAGGATCTTCAAATTCTTACTCAGGAGATGGCGGTGCAGGTTCACCTAGCACTTATTCCGGAGCAGACGTAACTTATGCTGGCGGCGGCGGAGGCGGAGGTCGATCGGGCTGTCCAACTGCGGGCGACGGCGGCGCAGGCGGGGGCGGTACAGGGTATCATCCTAATGATTCTGGAAGAACTCCATCTGCAGGAACTGCAAACACAGGCGGCGGAGGCGGTGCCAATAACCAAGGTGGATCAGGTCTTGTCGTAGTAGCAGAGGTAGCTGGATCTTCTCCAGGTGTTTGGAATACTGCTGCACTTAGATATTTAGCAGGAAACGCTACACTAGAATAATATTCATTTTGTGATATAAGATGGTATGAATCTATTAATAGTTCATACTTCACACGATGGCTCTATCACTGTAATCAAAGATGATAAACTTGTTGTACATTCTCAGCTTGAGAGATTCAATAAAGTTAAGAGTTCTCCATATCCTACTATAAGTCTTATTCAAAAAATTAAAAGAATGAACATTGAATTTGACAATGTGATATTCACTTGTTTATGGAATAGTAATTGGTATTTGTGGGAAGAATTGTTCCGCAGTTTTGAAATCATAAAAGATAGAACTACATTTGAAGTCTTACATTCTTTGGATCACCACGTTTTCCATATGTATTGTGCTAAAGCTACAACAGGAGATAACGAACATTTTGCTATAATTGATGGTGGTGGAGACCACAAGCATTGGGAGGGCAATGATTATTATGAACAAGAATCGTTGTATAAAAATGATCACGTTGTTGAAAAAAGATTATTTACTCTTGCTGACGTACACCCTTTTACTGATAATATGAATTGGAAGATAAAAAATCATCACGGTATAGGTAATGTATACGAATCAATAACAAATTGTTTATTTCCAACTGCAAGACGACCTTTTATATTAACAGGTAAAACAATGGCTTTATCAACATATGGTAATTTTAGACCTGATTACTTTTCTGCTATAAGAAAAGGATATTTAGAAAACAAGTTTAATCAAAACTTATCAGCAGTTAAATTAACTGAAAATAGAACTGATCAATTTACACAAGATTTTTTAAACACTTTGCAAAAATTTGTGGAGAAAGAAATAGGTGAATTTTTACCTCAAAAGAATGTTACTTTTACAGGAGGTGTAGCACAGAATATTTTATTAAATACACAAATGCGAAAACGTAAAGGTTTCAAAGTAGATCCTATGTGTAATGATCAAGGTATCACATTAGGTGTAGCGAATAGATATTTAAAAGGTGATTTAAAAGTAGATAACATTTATTTAGGATTTGAACCTGAATATGATATGAACATTTTCAAAGGCAGAAAGGTAAGTGATTGCACATATGATGATGTTGCAAAATTAGCACACACAGAACCTGTGGGAATATTTAATGGTAGATCAGAACAAGGACAAAGAGGATTAGGTGGGAGATCTTTAGTTATTAACCCACTAGCAGAAGACGCTAAAGAAAAAATAAATAAAATAAAAAAAAGAGAATGGTACAGACCTTTTGCACCTGCTGTAATGGAAGAGTATGCATCTGATTACTTTGAGATTGAGGGTAATTCACCTCATATGCTTTATGTATTTAAATGTAAAAAAGATATGCCTACTATTATGTCTAATGATGGTATGTCTAGAATACAAACTGTTAATGAAAAACAAAATAAACATTTTTATAACTTACTAAAAGCATATAAAACTAAGTATGATTTACCCCTGTTATTAAACACAAGTCTTAATATGTCAGGCTTGACTTTAGCAGAGGATCTATATGATATAAAATATATGTTGGATTATGGTAATTTAAAATATTGCTATTTTCCTGAAATTAATAAATTGGTAAGTTAAATGTTTCAATATGGATATTGGGTTTGGAAAAAAGCTTTGTCACCGCAAGTCTGTGATTATATTATAAATGAGGTACCTAAAGATAAATTAAATCTAGGCACTATTTCAGGTGGCAAGGAAGATACTAAAATTAGAGATTCAGATATTTTTTGGTTAAATAAATTTTGGCTTTACAATGAGATAGTTCCTTTCATTAAAGAAGCAAACAAAAAAGCAGGTTGGAATTATCACTTTAATACATATGAAGAGTTTCAATTTACAACATATGGGCCAGGTAAATTTTATAATTGGCATATGGACACTGACGTTAAACCTTATGAAACAGGAAACTTAAAAGGTAAAATGAGAAAGCTGTCAGTCACACTATCATTAAGTGATGGAAAAGATTATGAAGGGGGTGAGTTTGAAATAGATTTTAGAAATACTACACCTGATAAACCTAATAAATTAATTATAGAAGAATTAAGAAACAAAGGATCATTAGTTGTTTTTCCTTCTTATATGTGGCATAAGGTTCATCCTGTCACTAGCGGAAAAAGATTATCTTTAGTATTATGGAGTTCAGGAGCACCATTTAAATGAAAACAAAACAAATTGAATCAGACGATACTTTATTTTCAGAACTTAAAAAGTTTCCGATATCTATTGTAGATAACTTTTTTAAAGATCCTGATGCTATTGTTGATTTTGCTAATAGTCAAAGATTTGAAAGACCTTGGGGAAGATATCCAGGTGTAAGATCAGAACAAATGTCAAAAATAAATTTTCCTTTATATAATTATGTTTCTAATTTTACTTTAGGATGTATGTTCAATGAAGCTAGTTGGGAATTTACTTCTTCTATGCAATTTCAAAAAATTAAACCATTTCATAAAGATAAAGACCATTGGGCAAATAAAGGATTCATTCATCTTGATGGTAATTCATTATTAGCAGGTTTAGTTTATTTAAACAAAAATCCTGATCCTGATTCAGGCACATCCTTTTTTAGAGTTAAAAAAGAAAAACAGCACTCATTCAATTATGATACTAAATTTTCATTGTGTAGAGGTGAAATAGATCCTGATGATGCTGTTGAAGGATTAAAAGAACTTTACAGTAATCACGAGAAAACTGCAGAAATAAAAAATGTATACAACAGACTTATTTTTTATGATGCCTCGAACTTACATACACAAACAAATTATTGGATGCCAAATGACGAAGAAAGATTAACGCTTGTATTTTTCTTTGATAAAATAACAATAAACGGTAAATCACCAACTGAAAGATTTAAACGTGAATTTTGAAAACAAATTAATTAAAGGAGTATTACAACCTGACTTTGCAGGATTTTTATATAGGTATTTATGTATGAGATCAAAAATATATAAAAGAACTTTGACAGATGGATGGATGCCAACTAAGATGGAATTATATGGAGTGTGGGGTGACGGAGTTATTAATGATTGTTTCAGTTGCTATAGTGATCCTGCTTTTGAAGTTGTACTTTCAGATTTAAAAAAAATAATAGAACATCATTTCAATACAGATTTAGTTGAGACTTATTCATATACTAGATTATATCAAAAAGGTGCTGTACTAGAAAAACACAAAGATAGATCATCTTGTAAATACTCAGCAACACTAAATTTAGGTGGTGATCCTTGGCCAATATATTTAGATGGCGCAGAGGTGAATTTAGAACCAGGTGATATTTTAATATATGATGGTGTAAATCAAGAACATTGGAGAAACAAATTCGAGGGCGAATTATGTGGCCAAGTGTTTTTACATTATAATGATTTAAAAGATCCTAAAGCAAATGCTTATGATGGTAGGGAATTTTTAGGTTTACCAGGTGTTTATAAGAAGCGCTAGGTATATTATAATGTTGTAATGGCATTAAAAAAAATAACATTAGTCCCAGGATTTAATAAGCAAGCCACAGCTTCGCAGGCTGAAGGGCAATGGCAAGATGGAGATAATGTAAGATTTAGATATGGGGCACCTGAAAAAATAGGTGGTTGGGAGCAAATTAATTCTAGTGAATTAGCAGGAGCTGGAAGACAAACTCATAATTGGAGTGATCTTGAAGGTAATAAGTATACTGCAATAGGCACAAGTAAATTATTAACAGTAAATGCAGGGGGTGTTTTTTATGACGTAACCCCTCTAAGATCTACGGTTGCTACTTGCACTTTAACTTCAACAACTAGTTCATCCAATGTTACGGTAAATAAAACTTCTCACGGATTAACTGAGGGTGATCTTTTGTTGTTTTCAAACATAACTTTACCAGGTGGTGGTGCTACGGGTTTTACAGCAGCTAACTTCACATCAGTAACTTACGAAGTACAGTCGAATACAGCAAATGCTTTTGTGGTGCAAATGCAATCAACTGAATCCGGTTCAGGAATGACAGCAGCAGGTAACGTTGACGTTAAACCTTATGAAACAGTTGGGCCAACTTTTCAAACTTTTCAATATGGTTGGGGTGTATCCACTTGGAACTTAAGCACTTGGGGAACTATCAGACCTTCATCAGGAATATTACTTGATCCAGGTAAATGGTCATTAGATAACTTTGGTCAAATACTAGTTGCAACAATCCACAATGGAAAAACTTTTAGTTGGAATCCAGGTGCTGTTAATCCACTTGAAACGAGAGCAGCATTAATTACAGGAGCTCCAACTGCTGCTGTGAAAACTTTAGTTTCTGATAGAGATAGACATTTAATTTTTTTAGGAACAGAGACTACGATAGGCAGTACATCGACACAAGATAAAATGTTTATAAGGTTTTCAGACCAAGAAGATTTTAATACGTATGCCCCAACATCAACAAATACTGCAGGAACATTTCAAATAGACCAAGGAACAAAGATAGTTGGAGGTGTCCAAGGTAAAGATTACACCTTAGTAGTTACAGATAGAGCAGCATACTTAATGCAATTTGTCGGGCCACCTTTTACATTTTCAATTAGGCAAGTAGGTTCAGATTGTGGATTAGCAGGTCAGAATGCAATTATCTATGCAAATGGTATGGTGTTTTGGATGTCTAATAGTGGTGGCTTTTATGTATTTGACGGAACAGTAAAATCATTACCTTGTTCAGTTGAAGATTTTGTTTTTGATACACAAGCAGGGGATTTAGGAATTAATTTAGATAGCGGTAGTGAACTAATAGCAACAGGACATAATCCTTTATTTTCAGAAATAAATTGGTTTTATCCAAAATCGTCTGCAACACAAAATGATAGAGTTGTAACTTTTAATTATGCTGAAAACGTTTGGACTACAGGAAGTTTAAACAGAACATCTTGGGAGACAAGTGGTGTATTTCCTTTACCAAGAGCTACAGAATTTTCTACAACTAGAATACCAACCTTCCCTACAATAAGTGGTGCAACAGCCGGATCTACTATTTTATATGAACACGAAAAAGGAACTAACCAAGTTAGAAACTTTACTACAGGTGCTGTAACCTCGGCCATCGCATCTTCAATTGAGTCAGGTGATTTTGATTTAGATATTGACGGAGATGGAGAATACTTTATGAGTATGAATAGATTTGTGCCTGACTTTAAATATTTAAATAGCACTTGCAATGTAACAATTTTATTGAGAAGATATCCAAATGACTCACAGTCAGTTTCACCATTAGGGCCTTTTACAATTAGTTCAACTACTGATAAAGTGAATACAAGAGCAAGAAGTAGATTGGCAGCAATAAAAATATCAGCAGATCAAGTTTCTAATAATTGGAGATATGGTTTGTTTAGATTTGATGCAAACGCAGATGGAAAGAGATAATGGCTAAAGTACAAGTATTCATACCTGAACCACCTGCTGAGTTTTCCTCTGAATCATTCAGACAAATAAACTTAGCAATTGAGAGTTTGCAAAATCAATTAAATACAAGTTATCAAAGAGAAACAAAAGAAGAAGCTGATGCTTTTTCATACTTTTTACAATGACAATACAATATAAAAACGCAGGTATTAATCTTACAACCACAGGTACCACAAATGTGCTAACTGCCCCATCTAGCGGGAGATTATTAGTTAAACAAATTCAAGTTGATAATACATCAAGTAGTCCTGTAAATTTATCAGTACAAGTAACTGATACGTCTGCCTCTGCAACTTTTAGAATAAGGGGTAAAGCCATACCTGCAAATGAAACGTTAGACTTAATTACACAAACCTTAGTTTTAGAAGAGGGTGATATTCTGAAAATGACAGCAGGTACAGCCAATGAAATACAGGGTATAATAAGTTACGCACAACTAGATAGATCTCAGGAAAATGGCTAAGAAAAAAGCCAACATCGGTGTAATAACTTTTGTAAGAGATAAGCCTAGAAAAAGACCGTTGCGTCACGCAAAGAAATATAGTAAAAGAGTTCCTAAACGTAAACGTTATAGAGGCCAAGGTCGCTAATGAAATATAAAATTATAAATGGTCAAAGAGTTCCTGTTGTAGAAGCTAAAGCAAAAGAAATTATTAAACATAAAAGATCAGGAAAAGTATATGCAAATAAAGCTGAGTTTGATGCTGATGTTGCAAATGCAAATACAGACACAACTGCCGATGACTTTCAACAAGATGTTGAGATTCTTGTAGACTCTTTAAAAGTTTTTGGAAAAGCAGATTAATGAAGCCAGCAGGCGGAACAGAAATTCAATACGATTATTTAAAAAAATATGTATCTAAAGGATTATTAGATAAAGTACAAATTACAACTTCGGTTCCTGAAAAAGATCCCTTACATCCAAGAATACCAAATATACTATGGCTCAAAAATAATTGGGATCAACCAAACATATACCCTTGGTTTAAAGAAAAAAGTAATCACGATAAATATCAATACTATGTATTCAATTCACATTGGTCTTACGAGAAGTATAGAAAAGCATTTGATGTACCTGATACTAGATCTGTGGTTATTAAAAATGCAATTGACTATGACGAGTTAGTTTACAAGACTGAGTTCAAGAAAAAAGATAAACTTAAAATGATATATTTCTCTACACCTTGGAGAGGTTTAGATGTTCTTCTAGAAGTTATGAAAGAATTAGAAGATGATGAAGATATATCATTAGATGTTTATTCTAGTACAATTATATATGGTAATGAGTTTCATTCGGAAAACGATAAAGCATTTCAAGGATTATATGAAAAGGCCAAATCTATTAAGAATGTAAATTATAAAGGTTATATGCCTCACGCTCAATTAGTAAATATATTACATACATATGATGTAAATGTTCATCCATCTACTTGGGAGG